CCAACAATCAAAGTATTATTATGAGTGTTAAGATTAATTTCAGTAAAAATATTACCTGTACTGAGGAAATTTTTCCAACGCAATATCTCAAAATTTATCATTCTATAGCTAATGCCTCATTATAAAGTTCGTTGATTTTAGCTTGTAATTTTTTCTTATCAACTGACTTGTTTTCCACAGTTTCTATATATTTGTTAAATATATCAATAGTAGATTCAGCCTCGTCAATAATATCTTGATCTTCTTCCAAATAAAGATTCATATGATCTTCAACAATTTGAAGGTCAATTGGGTTGACGTTTTGAACATTATCCACAAATTTATCAAACCAATAAAAATTTTCTTTATTTTGAACAATAATTTTTACGATACAATTTTTATATTGTGTGTAATCTATTTTAGAATTAACGAAATTTTCGTCAGCATCATTATACCAAATTTTCTTAAACATTTTATATGGATTTTCTATGAAGGTCAAAGACCTAGTTTCAGTATCAAAGATATGAAACCCTTTCGGATCATCGAAATCAGACCAAGTAAATTCTCCATGAGAACCCAAATAAAAAATAGCGCCATCAGAAGACTTATGATGATAGTGACCAGAAAAAACAAGATCAAACCTACTAAAANTATTCCTATCATCTCCATGAGAAACAATAGATCCTCTGTACATTTCAAACCCTGAAATTTCCAGATGCCCCATCGCGATTTGAGCTTTTGTTGAATTGATCTTGTCATAAGAAACTTTCCTATTATCTTCACAAATCCAAGGNATCATAAGAACTGTAGTGTCTCCAAATTCAACTTCCGTTGGAACTGTATCATATATATTAAATGGATACGAAGATGCGACTAATTCTTGAAGAGCGTTTACTGAATTGGTGTTTTTAAAATAAGTATCATGATTACCGACGATCATNTGTACATCATAACCACCATTCGCCAAAGGCTCTAGAAAATCCGTTCTGAGACGAAATGCTGAATATGTGTTGGTATATTTGCGGCGATCAACAAGATCACCCAAATGGACAACAGTTTTAATTTCATTATTTTTCAAATAAGGAAAAAATACATTATCCAAAAAGATCTTAGAATTATCAAGAAACGCTATATTATCGTTACGAACTCCCCAATGTGTATCTGCAATTAAAGCAATTTTCATTGTCTCTTATTTCTCGTTTTTGGATTGATCATTTTATTTTTTGTCCAATCAATGGGTTTGGCGTTCAAATGTTTCATGATCGCCTGATTACAATAATCTCTGATTGTTTCTAATCTCAGAAGATAATTGCCTCTTTCATTTTCCATAACATCAGAAGCATTTAATTTATCTACAAGATCCAAAACATTAATCGGTATTAGATGCAAATTTTTCATTTTCAATTCCTTCTTGTTTCTCTTCATCTACCTCCGCAGTAAACTTTTCAACTCCTGATATTTTAGCCTTTTTTAGGGTGGAAGTCAACTTACTTTCAAAAGATCTTACCAATTCATTAGAATATTCATTGGATTTCAATTGAATGTTTTCATTATCGCTCCAGAGTTGATTCGTGAGATAGCTGTTTTCAAAATTTTTATGTTTGATATATGTTTGTTTCTTTTCTTTTTGAATTCGTCTTAGAAAAGCATTCCAAGCGATCTGAGTGAAATATGCGAATGGGTTATTTGTTTTATCAGGATTAAAATTATCAACAGCTGCTATACAATCATGAATGCCGTCAGAAATCATATCTTGCTTATATGTATAGCCAGAAAAATTAGGTTTCTTGGCTAAATTATTACAAATCAAAAGAATAGACTGACCGATGTAATTTGTTACTTGAGGCATCTGTTCATTATTTTTAACAGCTGCAGCTAATTTTGTTTTATATTCAATTATCGATGTATAAAGAGTTTTATTATTGATATAATTTTTTGGCTTCTTTGGCTTTTTTTCAATCAGCTGTTCGTATAATTTATCAGAATTTTTCATTTTAGTCCTTTACTTTTGCAAGAATGTCAGTATAATCACTAGTGTGAATATGATAACTAATAGTTCAATGATACATTGTATAGCTTATAACTGAACTTCTCCTCATTATATATCTTAATACGTTCCATAAAGTGTAACAGTGTAAAGTTCTTTTTAGACTTCCATGAAATATCGTCAGCAATATCATACAATGTAGCTTCCTCTTTTGATTCTGATTTACGAAGTCCACGTCCAATGGACTGTAAATTTCTGACTCTGGATTTTGAAGGACTAGCGAATATAATATTATGTAAATTTTTAATATTTACGCCCGTAGAAAACGTACCATAAGAAGCTACGATTATCGAATTATTTTCAGTTTCCACTATTTTTCTAATCTCTTCTCTTTCTTCGCCATCAACAGATCCTGATACATAATATATTTTTCTATCGTTGGCTTCTGTCACTAATTTGTCGTAAAGAACTTTACCATGCTTTTCCACGAACTGAAATAGTAAAAGAGTATTACCATTAAGAGATAATGTTAAATTGCGTATAAACTTGTTTCTGGCTTCTAATCTCACTATGAAATCCATTTCAGCTTGATAATCTGAAGCTCGAGAGATCATTTTACGAGTTTCTTCTGGATGAGAAAGAACAATGGCTTTGATTTTGAATCCAGATAAATGTTTATTTTCTATTAACTCGGCAGTAGTTGTTACCCTTCTAACAGGTCCAAACAAACCTTCGAGGACCAATTTATTAGTTTGAGAACCATCCAAGGTACCAGTAAAACCAAACCTATACTTGCAAGAACTAAGCTTACTAAGAATAGAAGTAAGACTTTTAGCTTTGAATAAATGTGCTTCATCACCTATGACCACATCAAATTGTTCGAAATATTCTTTAGGCATCTGGTAAATAGATTGCCATGTTGAGATAGTGATAGGTTTATTTGATCGTTTATCTTGTCCACTGTAGATACGATGTACCAATTTATCGCTATTGAAACCATAGTCACTAAAGTCACTGGCCAACTGGCTAACAAGAGAAGTAGTTGGCACAATAATAAGAGTACGTTTCGCATAATACCTCACTAATAGATAAATGATAAATGATTTACCCGAAGCAGTTGGAGATAGCAGTAGTCCTCTACGTTCACGAACTGCATGCATGAAAGCTTCTAACTGATAATCTCTCGGTTGCATTGTTGGTTTAATTTTAGCCACAAATTCTTTGGCTTCTTTCAAAGAAAATTCTTCGGACGAAAAATCTGATAGATATTCAATTTCATAATTTCTGGATTTGCAAAATTCTTCCACATAACGATTAAGGCCAGCATAAAGCTGGCAAGTCATCGCATTAAGTAATCTTATTTTACCATCCCACATCTTATCGCGATAAGCGGGTGTAAATTTTGCTCCAGGCACATCGAATGTAAAATAACCGCTCATTTCCATTATTATGGATGGTTCGGCGATAATCTTATTATATACTTCGTTGATTTTTAGTATCTGTACTGTATCCATTATGAACCACTTGTAAATTTTATCCAATCTATGGCAGATTTGATATTATAGCCTCGGTTGTTTAATGATTTTATTATTGATTCTAAATAATCAATTTTTTCTTGTTGATAACCGATTTTGAGAGACATATTGATTATATCTTGATCGGCTTCTATATACATCGGAATATCAGTTTTAAGGATTAATCCTTTGGCAGGAAGCTTCCAACCTCTGGCCTTAGTTTCTTCATTTGGACCTTGACTAAAAAACTCATATTTTTCAAGTTTAAGTTGTTTAAGAGCAGTTTCTTGTTTACGTAAAATGAGTTTTTCATTAATGTATATTTTATAATACTTTTGATGTAATGAAGGAATTTTGATAGATTCGTCGCCGAGTTCAGTTTTATCTATGAAAGAATCTTCTTTCCAAAGTTCTGTAATTTCGTCAATATTCATAACAAATCATCCTCTAAAATAATATTTAACTTTACTATATTTTCTATAAAAAGTAAAGATTAAATTTTATTAATATCGTAATAAGTGTACTTAAAAGAGGCTGAAGCTTCAATGTAGTTTACATCATTATCAGTAGTATTGAATGTAAGACCAGTTAAGCTTACTGGGAAAGCATCAACATAAATGGTTTCATAATTTGGCGCTTTGTCGCTTGTTAATATAGTCAATGATATATCTGAATATATACCTTCTCCGGTATATGTTGGGTTATTGGCTAAATCAGCATATTCAGAAAAATCTTTTGGTTTGCCCAAAGCTTTGAGCCAATTGTGTATTTCTAAGTAATTTTGAAGATCTTCGTCTACCTTAAAAGTAATATTTAACACATCATAATCGATATGTTCTCCGGGATATGGGATATTGACGAAAGGATTTCCCGTGATTGCTGGCTTAATTGAAATTGTCGCGACATTAACTTTTTGAACAAAGAAATTAACATTCGGCGCTTTTTTGATTATAAATCTAAAATTGAGCGGACTGAGAAAATTACGATTTTCAGGGGTCGTATTATCTAATGCTGACATTAACATTCACCTCCGTTTTACCATATTTATATAAAAAAAAGGGGAGCCGGGCTCCCCAGTTTGCGGTTTAAACACCGTCTTTTTATAGATTGCCTTCAATGGACAAGTTAGGTAATATTTAGTTTTTCTTTTCTTTTAATCCAAGCCGCTTTCAATTTAGCTTTTTGGTTGACAACCCATTCTGGATCAGACCATCTGTTTTTAAGTTGTNGCGAACATAATTTATCTTGTTCTTCTCGANTCATTGTTTGTTTGGGTTCTGCTCTTTTTCTCGTTCCGTTTGACCACTGTTCCTTCATTCGAATAGAATTTTGTTTTTTCCATTCTTCTGTGTGTTGCGACTTTTTTATTCCACGTAAAGCTGTTTTGTGTTCTTCAGTGAGAGGTTTACCTTTTTTAGCTTTTGAAATTTTAGCGCCCCTTTCAGGCGGCGCTGGAACTGATTTTCCGGTTTTTGAGTATGATATTTTTTGTCCAACAGTTTTTACTTGTTCTGGATATTGATGCCATGGATTTCCATTTTTTTTATTTAAATTATAATAACGAATTTTAATTTCGTTTGGTTTTATCATATCTAGATATCGTTGTTCTTCGATATACATTTGTTCTCTACTAAGATTAGTTTTTAATATACGGCGTCGAAAATCTTGTGGCCTTCTATTGTAAGCGTCTCTCATCCAATTAGAAGAACAAATATAACCATCTTCTATTTTACCCCAATGACATCCAACATAATAACGATTGTGTTTAATATCAAACCAAAGATATACGAATCCATATTTTTCCATAATATTCTCCAAAAAGAAAAACCTAGAGAGTTTCCCCTCTAGGTTTATTTAGTATAATACTATAGAACTTTTTAGTAAATAACACTAAAAAGTATAGTGACTACATCAAGTTGTTAACAATAACTCTGCGATAGTATAGGTTAGTGTTAAGAGTAAGAGCGCCTGAACCCTTAGTAAGACCCTGAGCGAATGGATTTGCGACAACGCCGTAACGAGTCTTGAAACCAATCTTAGGCTGGAATGTTGACTGGTCAACTGCACGTACCATCTGTAGAGGAACGTATGGGCAATAGAATAGACCAGCGTCGAAGGCTGACGAACCCTTATAACCAACAGTAATATAGTTACCGCCGATTGCGTATGGGTCAATATAAACCTTTAGACGTCCGTTAATAACACCGGCAAAGGTATTACCAGTATCATCAACTTCAAGCTTATTTGAGTTAAGGGCAGGAGCGTAGTCAAGAACACCGGCCATCTGTAGAGCAGAAGCAACGTCTGAAGAACAGATAACGATGTTACCCTTACCACGACGTGTTGTACGAGCGATAAAGTTGGCTTCACGTTCTAGCTGGAACATAAGACCCTTGAACTTTTCAACTGACCATCGGCCGTTTGAGTCGGTATCAAGGTCGAATACGCCGGCAGTAGTTGTATTCTGCTGAGCGCCAGGTACTGCAGTGATGTTGATTGTACGAACGATTTCACGATTGATTTCAGCAAGAATTTCAGCTGAAAGAATGTTAGAAAGTTCAGTTTCAGCATCAAGACCGTGAATTGCCTTAAGATCCTGTGCTAGTTCCATTGTATACTCTGCCTTTAGAGCGCGAGTATTTGCAGTTACAGTAACCTTTTCAATTGTGAAGGCCATCTGTGGGAAAGCATTACCTGAGTCAACGCCAAGAGCTTCGCCCTGTGCAGTTGTCATACCCTGTCCGGTGTTATAGGTATTGGTAGCTGTAAGTGGTGAAGTATTAGTTGCACCAGGAATAGTACCAAGGAAACCCTGACCGAATGTATTTGGGTTAACGCCAGTAAGACCACCTTCACCAGTGAAGGCAGTATTAACTTCGTTGTAGAAAGTTTCGTTATCCTGTACGCCACCGTTAGCAAGACCGTTTGAACCAGTCTGGTTAGCGTAACGTGAACGCATTGCGAAGATAAGNCCAGTTGGACCAGTCATTGGCTGAACGCCGCAGATGTCATAAGCAATGAGGTTAGGCATTGCACGACGTACTAGAGAGATAAGAACTGGGTCGAAAGTATCGATACCACCAGCACCAGCTGTTGATGAAGATGAACCCATAGAGTTAACTGGAAGTAGTGATGAAGTTTCTGAAAGAGTCTGATAACCACCATGGGCACCAGATTCCATAAGAGCCTTTTCTGTATTTTCAAGCATNATTGCAGTTACAGAGCGGCGGTGCTGGTCCTTAATAACGCCAAGAGCGTCATGGTCAAGAACTGGAGCCCACTTGTTTTGAATTTCCTCAGCTAGATACATTTATTTGTCCTTTCGGGTTAATTAGATTATTTCAATTTATTTATAAAAAATTACTTTTTAATAGTTCTTGCTAGTGCTTGAACGTAACGGTTTACTGAAGGATCAATATTTGTTACATGACCNCCNCCAANATCTCCTTCGAAAGTTTCTTCTTCGAAGTTTGAAGATGAAGATGATTCATGCTTGAAATAGTTTTCCTTAATGATCTTTAGTTTCTTTTCATAAACTCCAAGATCACCATCAAATTCAATTCCTTCAACGAGAGCAGCAAATTTTTCTTGCTGTGTTAGTGCGAGGTCTGAAGATAGTTCTTCAAAAATATCTTTTGCGGATTCTTGAACAACGATATTCTTTAGCTCTACGTTTTCGGAAATTGTTTCATTAAGTTTTTCTTCAAGCTCATTTACCTTGTCAGCAAGAGCTTCAAGAACATCGACCTGTTCCTGTGGCACTGAGATATAGTGCTCAGCAAACAAATTCTTCAATCCGTCCATAAATTCTTCGGCAAGTTCGTTACGCAAAGTCGATTCAATGGCGACTTCATTTTCTTTCATCCAATTTTCAACTACGTAGTCTAGATAAGTATCTAGCTTACTTGTCATTTCTTCGGTGAAAGTCGCGAGACTTTCTTTCAAATGCTCTTCAAATTCTTCTTCGAGACGAGCTTGTTCTGCAATGATACGAGCATTTACAGCTGCTTCAAAAAGCGTAGTTGCTGCATCCTTGAATTCTTCTGAAAGATCTTGACCTTCGAACATGGCATCAACGTCTTCCTTGAAGATTTTTCCGCTGATTGCAAACTTCTTATCAAGCTTTGGCATTCCGTCCTTAGTTTTTGGACCTTTTGCTGAAACTGCATGAGAAGGGTTCATGTCGATAGAATCTTGATTCTTTCCAGAAACGCTACCAACACCCCAGTCCTTATTTGGACCGTATAGGTCGATAACCTTATTGAAAAAATCAACCATATCACCTTTGCCCATGCCATGCATCATGTGCATCATGCCGGTCATCATACCAATTTTTGATTTGGTTAGAGCTTTTGTATCTGGGATTGAACGAGCGGCTGGATGAAGCGAAGAAGCGGCGGAAGTTTCTTCTTTAACAGCTCCGAATGCAGCTGGTCTTTTCTTGCCCTTATTTTCTTTTTCGTCCTGCTTTTCGTCGCGCTTTTCGGAAGCCTTGTTTGTTTTAGACCAACCCTGTTCGCGTTCTGATTCAGTGGAATCTTCTTCCTCTTCTTCCTCTTCCTCTTCTTCGTGGCCTTTCTTAGAAGATTCTTCTTCTTCCTCTTCTTCCTCTTCTTCCTCACGACCCTTAGTTTTAGCCTTCTTTTTCTTGGCTTCTTCTAAAGTAGTTCTAAGAATTTCTTCAAATTCACGAGTTTTGTTGATTCCAGACATTTAAGGTCTCCTTATTAGAATTTAAAATTATTTATATTAAGGTTGTTTTTACTGCCAAAGAAGCTATGTAATTTTCGAAAATAGCTAATTTCTGTTCTTCAATTTGACGCTTGGACATTTTGTTAATTGCTTTTCTAGTATTATCTAATTTTTCTTCGTACCAAGTATCTTTAATCGGATCGTAAATCCAATCTACACCTTCCATAATACCTTCAACAAATGCGTGAGGAGCTGAAGGATCATGAACAATATCGGCCGCTGTTGCTATTTTATAATCATCTTGAACTTCCATAGCTCCATCTTTGCCGGCTTTAAGAGAACCTAAACCTCTCGAAGAAACTCCAAATTTACCGCCAGATTTAAGAAGACCTTTGGCAATATTACCCATTGGAGTATCGGTAAGTTTTGCCTTACCGATATAATTTTTACCTTCTTTTTTAAGATCTACAATAATATGAGAAACTCTATCCAAATTGATTGAAGGTCCGGCTGGATGACCTAGTTCGCCAAAAGCACGACTAGCCTTAACCATTTCTTTCATATATCGACCAACTTCTTTATCCAAAATATTAATTGGATAAATTCTTCCATTACGGTTTTTTAGGTCGCCCTGAAGAAATACTCCATGAATATAATGTTCCTTTTCACCATTTTCTTTGGCTTCCGAAAGATATTCAACTTCTTCGAATACTTCTGTTATTAACTTCATTTTTGTTCCTTATGACATTGCTTCTTGCGCAATAAGATGCGCCGCAACGTTTGTTGA